TGACGGCGCTTGCACATCAACAAATGCCAGAAATTCAACCAAAGACTCTGAGACCATTTCGAATATGGGATTCAAAGAAAAAGAAGAATGTTCCACACAGAATGTATTCAGATGAAAAGAGAGCACTAGATTCTGCATTGATTCTTGTACGATGGGAAAAGGTTTCTGTTACATATGAAGTCTACGATGTTTCCATAGGAAAGTGGCTAGGAACCTATGAACGCAGAGTTGATTCTATTGCATTCTGGAAACCCTAAAGATTCAGATCCAGACTTCTCATTAAATTCTTTTATCACAGGAAACTCCAACATGGAAAATGGAAAGAAATTGCATTGGACACAAACGCCAGAAGGAAGAGCGAAATTAAGTAAGTCAGTAAGAAAGTTTTGGAAGAAGAATGGAAAGAAAAAGAAAGACAAGGAGAAGAAGCATTATCATGTGTACAGGAAGAGGGAAAACGCCGGCGCTCCTCCCTTACCTGTCGTGGAAATAAAACCTGAATCTGATGCTTATGAATTTGCACAATTCTGTGCTGCAATGTGGAAAGCATATAAGGGGATGTAAACATGGGACATGATACTTTAAACGAAACAATCTTAAAAGGCATAATGATCTTAGAGGAAACAGTTGATATACAAACAAAGATTATTCAAATTCTTAGAAAAACTGCAAATCCAGATAAAAATGAAATAGATGAGTTAATCATGTTAGCAAACAAAATAATTGAACTCAATGCTGATTTGATAAACTTTGTTGCTTTACGAAAGATGAATTAGATAGATAAAAAGGGGCTTGACATGCTCACCCGACGGGAGTACAATATGTTACGATGGGCAGTGAATGCTGCCGGGGATTGGAGAGGTTCTCTTACAGGAAATCCAGATACAACAGAACTTATCCAATTTGACTTACAGATGAAGGAATGCAAGAAGATCCTTCTTAAACTTAAACCATTTCGGAGGGCAACCAATGTCCGAGTCAAACCTTAGCTCAAACCTTAGTTTGAAAGAAACAGAAGAGAAAGGAAACGAGGTTGAAATCCTTGATCTTGAGGCGAGCGCAGTGAGCGCTCAAAGCATCAAGGATATGATTGATGCACTTTCTCATACGGAGGATGGTGAACCACTTCAACATGCAATGAGGGATTTGAAGAAAGCATTGCTGGCGAATCCAACTGCATGTGCAATGCTTCTTCCAGAGGACATAGGTGAAATGGTCCGACACTTGATGAAGATCACGGGCCGGGACTTACAGGATCAACAAAGCCAAAGTGCAAAGAAGAAAGAGAAGAAGAAACCTGTTGATTTCACAGATGAAAAGGTCTTGAAAGAGTTGGAAGACAACCTGTTCTAAGAGGAGAAACGGAGACTTATATGCCAACTTTGTATGATCTTGTCTTATGGCTGAGGAACTTGGAAGACTTTCTTGCAGCGGAACTTGATGATAACATAGTCTTGGGGATCATAGTCTATTCTGACAAAACCTTCAAGCTTGTGGATCATGAGGGTGAAGTCGTATTTGATTCAGAAGAGTTCTCAGATGCACAACAACACACATTCGATATCACAGACATTGCACACATAAAATTAAGGTCAATCATTGATGTCATCGTAAACAAAGCTAGGACGCTTGTGGATCAACGAATCAAACAAGAGACGGACAAATTATGACATATGCATTACATGACTTCTTGAAGAAACCTTGGCACTCAGACAATCCATTCGAGCTATCACACAGTATCTTCAATCAGAACTTTCCTGAGTGTGAAAGAAGATTTGAACTGGACCGTCTTTTGGTCAATCCAAGTGCATTGCCAAGAGAAGAAGCGCCATATCACATAAGAGGAACAGCATATGGGGCCGGCGTCCAAGCTTATCTTCTCACAGGTGATATAAATTTTGCCATGATGGTGTGTTGGCTTTCATACAATCCACAATCAGAAGATTTGGACAAGGTTCCTACAATCTCACAAGCTCGAACAATCAACAATTTGTTTTTAAGCAAGGATAGGCTGGATAGAATCAGGGAGAGATATAAGGTTGCCACATTCAATGGAAAGCCGGCGATTGAACTTCTCTTTAAGATACACATTGGCCGCTGGTATTATATTGGACATATCGACATTGTTCTCTATGATATGAAACTTAAGATGTACGTAGTTTTGGAGGTTAAAACGACGGCATTCAAAATCTTTGATCTTCGCCCCTTGTTTCAGAATTCTCCACAAGGAATAGGCTATTCTATTGTCTTGGATGGCATCGTAGGAAAGAATGAGAATCGTTATGGAGTCTTGTATCTTGTCTGTAGGGATAAGAATAACTCTGACTTCATCCCTGATGTTGAAGCTTTTCATTTCAACAAGACAATCTTGGATAGATTGAAATGGTTCTACACATTGAGTTCAGACGTACAAAGGCTAGATGATATGTATAATCATGGAGTCTTTCCAATGAGAGGACATTCTTGTGTTCACTTTGGCAAGACTTGTCCACATTTTGGCTTCTGTACAACGACGGCAGGAGACATTAAAAAGAAAGCAATTCCTGACAAAAGAAAGTATGACTTTGAATTTGAGCTTGATAGCTTGATTGAAGATCATATCTCAAGAGTTTCCAAGATGCAGAACGAAAGCTCTAACGGCTTCATCAAAGAAGAGAAGGAACACATTATGACATGACTAATCCAGCAGATGAGCCAGGATCAAGGTCCGTTGAGGACATATTGAATGCTGCTTTTAATTCTGTTGGAAAGAAATCCACACCATCTCAGAACAGGATACGACCAGATGAATCTGGATCTTTGTATGAAATCACAGGAATTAATTTCATCACACTTGAACTTACAGGAAACTTAGATCAAGCTCGTGCATTTTGTGCAAAGAATCTATCTGCTTGGACATTCTACCAAATCTGGAGAATTAACGTGAGTGATCAAACGAAGGTATTAATTGAAGAAAGGAAAGTAAAATGAAAGCAACATGTCCGCATTGCAGGGAAGAGTATCATCATTTCAAACAACAGAAACATTTCATGATTCTGTGTGACCAGAAAAGAGAGACTCTACAGAATTTGATTGTTAATGGAAAGATACAAGATCGTGACTTCCAAAATGCTTTGATGCTTTGGGCACGGCTGATCGAAGAAGAAGTCATGCATGAATTGCTTATGGCTGTGCAAAATCTTGTCATCGCATGTGAAACAAACCAAGAAGCCTCTGTTAATGAGAAAGTCAAGATGATAACAGAAATTGCTGATGGCATAGTTGATTCTGTATACGTCATTGATGGCTTGTCGAATCTTTTGGGTTTACCACGAGATGAGCTTTTCGCAGAAGTTCATAGAAGCAACATGGCAAAGGCTGTGCAAGGAAAAGATGGAAAGCTAACAGTCTTACGAAGAGAAGATGGGAAGATACTCAAACCTGAAGGTTGGAAAGCGCCGGACTTAGAACGGATCATTCGTAAGGGAGCAAGGTTATGAGAGAATCTGAATATCCAGGACATGATGTCTATGCATCTCATGTCTGCAAAGCTCAACGTCTTATTAATGACACAGAGATTGCGATGATGTATCAGGATAAGAAATTCTTAGAATTGTTAGAACGTTTTGCAATTGCAGCAGGAGAGCTTAAAGCAGCATCAATCCATCTTGCATCAAGAGCAATGCTGAACTTGAATTTACATCCAACAGACCAGAATGTTTCTTCAGGGAGACAATCTGAGGAACAGAAGGATGCATCTTCTAGACCTGCATGCATGGTATGCAAAGACTCTGAACAAGATCATGGAAAAGGAAACTCAAAAGATCCACAAACTTGAAACGCAATGCAAACGTTGTATCTTCTTCCAAAAGGGTGATCAGTTTTTGTTTTGCACACATCCTTATTCTGTGTATTTCATGATAGAAGGAAAAGAGTTTCATACGATACAACATATGAGATTAGAAGGGAAACAATGTGGACCTCGTGCGCTTTTGTTTAGACCAAAAGATGGAACATATTTCTGATATAAGGAAAGGAACTTATCATGAAACTTACTGAAATTGCTGCTGCTATTAAGAACTCTGGCAAACCTAAAGATTGTTGGTCAGTTCTTGTATATGGTGATCCTAAGACTGGAAAGACAAGATTGGCTGCGACGATTGCAAAGGTGAAATATATCCGGCGAGTCCATTTTGTATCTCTCGAAAGAGGAACGGAAACGATTATCCAAATGCTCAAAGAAGGTTTGCTTACACAGGAAGAAGCTGAGAAGATCATAATCTACGATATTCCAGACACACAAGACCGTCCTCTTGGTATGGAAACTGTAATGAAGATGCTTACATCCTATCGAGATCAAGTTATCTGCCATGCTCATGGTAAAGTTGATTGCATGGATTGTGCAAATCGTGATGCTACAACTAAGAAGATCATCTCATACAAGGGTGATATCTTCAATCTGAAAAAGCTTACAAGCGAAGATGTTGTTGTCTTGGATAATCTTACACAGTTCTCAAGAAGCATTCTTGCATGGACCATGATGGGAAAGAACTATGAATACAAACCTGGCTGGGATGAATATGGTCCTCAAGGTCGCGTTCTTGCAGATGCTATGGGTGTTGTTCAGGCTTGTACAAACACAAACTTTCTATGCACAGCACATCGTGTCTGTGTTGAACAGGAAGAAAACGATACTAAGATTGACACGTATTATCCAAGCGTGGGAACTAGGAATTTCAGCCTTACTGCTGCTGGCTTTTTCTCACATGTTATTTATCTTGAAATGAAAACCAATCAACA